TGCTAAAATTGATGAAAAGAGAAAACAAATAAAAAAGGAGATTTATACAAAAATTTATGAACAGTTTTCTCGTAAGATTAAACAATCTGTAGAAATGGGTAATAAACAAATTTTCTTAACGGTGCCCGCATTTGTAGTTGGTTGTCCAACATTCGACAGGACTGCAGCTGCAAGATACATCGCTAGACAGTTTCAAAATGGTGGTTTTACTGTACAACTTGTCAGTGACGTTGAAATATATGTAACTTGGGTCATACGCAAAAAGAAGAAAGATTCAAGTGAAAATTATCAAGATGAAGCAGAATTTCCAAATTTAATGAACCTCAAAAAAATTGCAAACCAGTACAGGAGAGGTGCGTAGGAAGATTATTATTAAAACCCACTTTAATCATAAATGGACAACTTGAACATACTTGTAGAGGCTAAAAAGGAATACCTCGGACAGTTGTGTCAGATTATGTGCCCAGTTATGATTGAAGTTTTCAGTGATATGTATGATGAAGCCACAAAACTTTCCAAAGGTCGCAAAGTTTTGATTATGTATCAAAAACTACTCAAGGAAGTTCCAAATTGGTCTAATGCTATGTCTAAACAACACACTGACAATATTGCCAGTCGGTGTGCATGGTTTAACGATTTATTGGCAGCCGTCTTCGTAGCTTGCACAAAGATTCTTTCCGCTGTTAGACTCAAGACTGACAACAAAAAAATTAGCCTTAAACTTCCAACAAATGAAGTTTTTATTCAAACTTGTTACAATAACGTCGCAAAGGATCTGTACAAAGATCCATACGTAATGCACGAAGAACAAAATGAATATATGCGCGATGAACAATTGACAACACGTTTCTGTTCCTGCATCGAAAAAACCGTTAAGGAACTTATTCCAGTTCAACAAATTCTCCAAACTTACATGTCTCAAGAAACTCGTGATATTGATCTCGACGGAGAAGTTCATGACGGTGAAGATCCAGATGTTTTTGATGGTCCAGCTGATTTGGAAGAATCGGTACCAGAAATGGAAACAACACCAGAAGAAATGCAAGAAATGGAACCAATGGAACCAATGGAAACATCCGACGAACCATTGCAACCAACTGGTTTGGAAAACGAATTTAAGACTGTTCCAGGAGTTCAGGCTCCAGAGCCAGTGTGTGAAGCTGTCCCGGAAGAAATGAGAACCGAGCCAGCTCCTCAGGAAGATGAAGATGTTTTCTTTGGTGACGCACCAGACCAGCGTACAAAAAAAGTTGCATATAATTAAATGGAAGAGTTATCCGACTATCTCCGAGACCCAATGATGGCTGCTCTAATTGCCGGTGCTATTACTGCTGGTTACATCCACTTGAAAGCACAACTCAATAATGAAGGAAAATTAGAATTAAATAAATATACAAAACCAGCGGCCTTAAACGCAATTCTCGTTTATTTCATCGTTTCTAATGGCCTTGGTCAAAAGGAAGCCATATCTTCCGATCCTTTTTAAACTTAAAGATTATAACGCTAATATAGTAAAATGACCTCCGTCACTGCATTCAATGACATGCTCACACAATTTCTTGTGGAATTGCATAAGACTTTTCCAGATGAAAAAGGTATTAAGAAGGTCATGACCACCGTCGATTTGCTTAAATCTACAAACCCACGATCAATTGTTGATCTTTACATGAAGGGGATTGGTCCATACGCGCAAAAGATCAGTGAGAAGGATGAAAAGTTTCTTCTCGAAGAGATTGAAAAGATTGAATTTTTGAAGGAATTCAAGATTGGAAACTACTGGGGTAAAGCATCGGAAAATACAAAGAGTGCGGTATGGCAATATCTTCAAACCCTGTACATGCTTGGTACCACGATTACTGCAATTCCAGCCGAAACACTTTCCATGATTGAAAGCATCGCTAAGGATTGTGCCGACAAGATGCAGGACGGGGACAATCTTGATCAGGATGCTCTCATGAAAGCCATGGGTAACATGCTTGGTGGGATGATGAAAAAATAAAACTTAATATATATTAAATGAAGGTCTGGTTTGAAGACCCAAAACAACTTGTAAGAGCTGATCAGGTTTTACAGTTTTGGCCAAATAAAAATCAAACTCCCGAAGACAGGATAAACGCTGCTTCACGTTTTGTGATTTATGCGTGCACTATTATTTATCTCATTCGAAGAGATCCACGTATCTTTGTTTTAGGTACAACTGCTTTGAGTGTTCTTTATGTTCTTTATAAATCTAAATTAATTAAGGAAAGTTACGGATTCAAATCTGATAGGAATGGTGAATGTCAAATGCCAACCGTTGATAACCCAATGGCCAATGTATTAATGACCGATTACAATGATAACCCAAACAGACCATCCGCGTGTGATTACAATCAAGTAAAGCCATATGTCAAATACTTTTTAGATGACAGGATACCATTTGATGCCGGACGTTCTCGAAGCCCAATGCCAGAATATCAACGTAAGGCTGCAGCGCGACAATTTGTATCGACCGCTGTGTCTAAGATTCCAGGAGACCAAACCGCCTTTGCCGAGTGGTGTTATGGTCCCAAGAACGGACCAATTTGTAGATCTGATCCACGGTTGTGTGATCCAAATGCTCGGGGTGCGCAGCTTAGTGCATTCAGAGGATTGAATATTAGTGGTGATAGACGATAAATATTTCTCGTGTAATAGTAAATGGCATATCAGCTTCAACCTGGTCTTGCGATAGTTCAAAATAAGGGAGCTCTCCCAGCAGTAAGAGCAACTGACGAAGTCTTTGTTTATCCTCAGCCCAGTAATCTTAACTGTGGTGGATGCCGCCCAAATACACCTTTATATGGCACCGCGCCATTTATGGCTGGTAAGGGCGCTCCAGCTAGATTTATTGATGTGAGCGATGAACTCAGACCACAAAGCACATCTCAATTTAATAAACATCTCGTTCAAACATACGAACGTAACCTTTTCCCACTCACAAATGTCGAATGCAAAGTCCCACTTCGTACCATTTCTTATGAGCCAACTAGTACTAGAGCTGAACTCCAGAACGGACTTTTTCAGCAAAGATACGCTAATAAAAATGTTAATAACAAATAAGAATGGCTGATCCCATTTCGCTCGCAGCTATAGCCGGACTCATCTATGCCGGCCGTGCATTGAGTAATAAATCCGAGCCCCCAGTACTTGTTCAGAAGCCAACACAAGAACTAGTACTCGAGACCGAGATTATTGATAGTGGTGTTCCAGAATTTGTGGAACGTGATTTTGAACCACGTGTGCAACTTGAAAGTAAAAGAGAAGTGGAATCTTTTGCCGACATAGGAATGCAACAAAGAAGTGGTGGTCAAGAGATATTAACTATGAGAGATCGCATGTATGACACTGGTCGTATGAACAATCTTTCACCAATTGAAAAACAACTAGTTGGTCCAGGTCTTGGTGTTAGTATTGATACACCAGCTACAGGAGGTTTCCAACAAACATTCCGTGTTAATCCAATTAATGTCGGTGAATACCGTCTTACTACATTACCAGGTCGTTCAGGTCCAGCTTTCGACATTGGCGGGGGTCGAAGAACTGGTTTCGGTGAAATGACACACAATAAGCCAGAAACTACCGCATATTTACCTTCTCGTCTTCCAACAATGGCCGGGCGCGCGCAAGGTATGTCTGGTGTAACACCAAGACAAGAACACGAAAAGACTAAAAGAACTACTCACCGTTCAGAAACTGGTCATCGCGGAGATGCACTTGGTTTTAATGGCGCGAAGCGATTTATTTCAGCCCAAGCCATGCCACAAGATCCAACTCGATTCAAATCTGATCGCAACGATGAACATTACATGTACGCTAATCAACCAGCGCCAGGTATCAGTTCTTTCTATGGTGCTTACACAAATAGCGCGGCTGCCCAGGTTTCTGCGAAGACTAACGAAGAGTTGATGAAGTATGGTTTCCGCCCAGAAGATCGTAGAGGTAAGGCGAACCGTATGGGTAACCCAGGCCGCATGAATGTTACACAAACACGTGGTGCTCTTACAGCCGTTCGCGCCGATACTACTCGTATCGATGGTCGTGTGAATGGTCCTAATGGTGGTTGGACGCAACAATATCAACAAAAACCATTCCACCAATTTAATGCTTACAAGGGTAACGAGAATCCACACTTCAATACTCTTGATCTTGCCCAAAGACAACTTCAAAATAACCCATTGGCTCAGCGCATTTGCTAAATAGAATTTATATTAGACAAAAACAATCATTAAAATATTGTGCCTATATTTTAATGAAGGTCCATACCCTTGACATAGATAGCGGTATGAGAGATACTAATGTGTATCCATACGCTAATACTTATGTTGTGACATTAGATAAACCAATTTATGATGTCACCCAAATTAAGTTGATATCTGCGAGAATACCTACACCACAATTAACTATTTGTTCTACAAATAAGACTTTCAGTATTCATGATTCAGGTGCACCAAATGATACAATTGAAGTTACACTTAATGAAAAAAATTATACAAGCGGGACAACTTTAGCTTCAGAACTCCAGTCTCAATTGTTTATTGAGTCTGGTGATCCAACGCCAACGTGTATCGATTCTGTTGTATTTGATTCCATTATAAATACTCTTACATTTTCAAATACAAATGCAAGTAATACATTTTCAATTGAATTTTTTGATGGCACCAATGGTTATTTAAGTAATGTAAATACTACAACACCTCATCAAGTTTTAGGATTTTCATCTAAAAATACAATCGAGGATGATACCGTAGTGTCGGGTGCAATTAATTTAGATGGACCGAACTCACTTATTATAAGACTTTCAAGTGGTTCAGATGAATTCAATAAGATTGTATTTTCATCAACCCCATTTTATACGGGCACCGTTCTTTTGAATGGGGGTAGTGTTATAAATTATCACGGAGCTGATGATCCACTGACACATGAATTTCATACTGGATCTCAAAAATTTATTAAAAATCTTAAAGTTGATTTTTTTTACATGAGTCATGGGCGATTAATTCCATATGATTTTAGAAATCAAGATCATATTTTAAAATTTGAAATTACATGTTCTACTGATAAACTCGAGGCACTACCAAAAGTTCCACTGGATGTGGTAGATGATGAAAAAGATGAGAAAAAGTCAGAAATAAGCATTCCCGAAATAATTGAGAATCCTTATAAATGGAAAGAGTATCTTTCTATTGGTATGATTGTTATTGTGGGAATCATATTAATGTTCCTAATGAATGGCCGTCGAAGACCGGTACTTAGCGAGTAATCGCGAAGACTGGTTGAGCTGGCTTGGAGACGCGAGTGGAGATGCGCGCGATAACCAAATAGACGGCGATGGACAAGAGGGTGGTCAAGATGGCGGTGAGAGTGTATTGGGCACCACCGTTCTTTGGCACCTTGATGAG